CCACCTATTGTGCCTTGTGGTGGACTTACAGGAGGTTGATTTCCTTGTCCGCCAGACATTGTTGGATTACTTCCTGTACCTCTAGCGCCTGCGCCTCCGCCGGAGCCTCCAGGACCTCCACTAACAGTAGCGTTAGGTTCATTTGCTCTTCCACCATATCCTCCACCTGTTGATGTTATTGAACTAAATACTGAATTACTTCCTTTGTTTCCTATTGCATCACCAGCTCCAGCACCACCAGCACCAACGGTTATAGGATATCCTTGAACTGAGATAGGTAAACCACCACAAGCGTCTAATGGAGAGGCTGTATAACAACCAGTAGCTGCTTTCGATTCTCTAAAGCCTCCGCCGCCTCCTGCTCCTCCTCCATACTGTGGTCCGCTACCGCCGCCACCACCCGCGACAACAATATAAGAAACAACAGCGTCATCTCCTATACAAGATACACAAAAAGTTCCAGGGCTATTGAAAGTATGAACTTTATAATTACCCGATTCGGCAACACAACCGCCAGTTGCTGCTATAAATTTAGCACCGCCTCCTGCTCCAAAACCTAAGACATTGTATCCAAACATTGTCTTACCTTTGAAGGATTTTTTATTTTTAGTTCCCTTACCGTTTATGGTTAAATTTTCTTCAGGTATTTTTCTCATATTCTAAACCTCTTATGCGTCGTTAGCAGCATCTGTAGTAAAGAATATTTTAACTCCAAGCACTCTTGCATCAGCAGTAAAAGTATCTCCACCAGCATTTGCGTCTCTAAATAATTGAAAATAAGTCAGTTCACCTGCTGCAGGCGATCCAGCTACTGTCACTGCACCACTTTCAGAACTTATTTGTTGATCTTCAACAGTGCCTATTCCAGCGTCTGTAACATTTACTGCAGTTCCATATGCAACATCAATAGTGTCATTATCTGCACATGCAACAGCTTGTAATCCAAAAATACAATCACCTGTGTTTGTAGAACCTGGTGACCAGTATACTTGGTAAGTTAATGTTCCTTCGTTCCATGATTTAGGCATGGCTATTGAAAACTGTGCAAATTCATCTGTATCTTTGTCAAAATCTAAAACTTTCATATCAGGTCTTGTTGCTGTTGTTTCAACTTGTTGTGCGTCAGCTGGGTTTGTTGTTGCTCCATACATTGCACCAGATGGTACCCAAATAGTTTCTTTTCCTGCAATTTTAATTGCACCAGTAGCATCTCCTGCGTCTACTGCTTTAGCAACTCCAGTTCCGTTAGGAGCAATAGTTATATCTCCATTAGCTGCATCTGTAATTGTAATTGTTCCAGAGTTTGTTCCAGAATTAGTATCTAATATTAAATCGTGTGCTCCACTGGATGTTATTGTAGCGTTCGCTGCACCTGTTCCAACAACAGTTTCACCAGTTCCTTTTGGTTTAAGAGCTATATCAATATTTGAGTCACTGCTTCCTGTAGCAGCAATTGATGGAGCGCTTCCATTAGCTGCGTTTGCTATTGTAAATTCATTAGTAGCTGAACTTGTAGCTGTTAATTGAAATAATTCAGCACCATTAGTATCTAAAATAGATGTTCCTATTTTAGGTGAAGTTAAAGTTTTGTTTGTTAAAGTTTCTGTTCCAGTAAGTGTTACATTACCCATTCCAATGTCAATAATATCTGGATTTGTACCATCGTTTGCAGAAGCAAATAAAATTTTAGTTCCTTTATCTGCAGCAGCAAAAGTAAATGAATCTCCAGATCCAGTTACATATTTAAATTGTACTGTGTATGCACCTGATGTTGTATTTTTTATAAAATAAAATGTTTGAACATCTAAAGGTATAGTTACGATTTGGTTTCCTGTAATAGTTCCAGTAAATTCTATCATTCTATGTGAAAGAGTTGCACCAGTTGATCCATCTGAAACTGAAAGAGTTGTAGTTTGTGCACTACCTGCGATTGATTGAGTGGTATAACCACCTGATATTTGTTCTAAAATTTGTAAGTTTGTATTAGTTTTAGTTCCCCATGTTCCGGCGTTTTCACCAGTTGCTTGAAGTTCTACTCCTAGTCCCGTATATGTTGATGCCATATTTTATCTCCTATGCGACGTCACTATAACTCGTATTTGATCCTGTTGCAACAGAAGAATAACTACTATTTGATCCTGTTGATACGTTACTATAGCTCGTATTTGAACCCGTGTCAATATTTGCATAAGCCTCTATTCCTAATAATCCTGTGCTTGATGTTATTTGACTTGTTGTTAAACCTTGTACAATATCTACTGGTGTTATAGATCCAACAGAAAATGTGCCAGAAACACCGGTTAAACCTACCACATCTGCAGGTGATATTGATCCTAAACTAAATGTTGCACTTACCCCTGTTACATCTATTATGTTAGCATCTGATGTTGAAAGTGCTCCAACAGATGTTGTTGCAGAAACACCAGTAATTTCACTTGGACCAAATTCTAATCCTAAAGTACCTAAAGATGTTGTTGCTGCTCTACCTGCTATTGGTTCAGTGCTTACACCAAAAGCAACTCCCATAGTTCCTAAAGATACTGTTGATGATTGTCCATCAAGACCAATTGTTGGACTAATTACAAAACTAAAAGATCCAACTCCTGTTGTAGCTGCTTGACCAGATAAATCATATGCTGTTTCTATAGTTACATCAGGTGTTCCACCCCAAACGTAATTAGCATTCCATGTGCTATCTCCCCAACTGTTAGCCGCTGAAATACTAGTTTCTATACTTCTACCAACTAAGGTAATGACTTCATCTGGACTTTCACCCCAACTGTCTTCTCCCCATTCATTTCTACCCCAACCAACAGTATGACCAACATAACTCATAGTTGGTGTTGCAAATTCTGCAGATACTCCTGTTACTGGTACACCTATTTCAGCATCAATATCAAGACTACCGACACTTGATGTCATAGAGTGATTAGCACCTATCATTTCTAATAGATATGTGAATGCTGGAGTTATAGATCCTGGTGAAGCGGTTGCTTCTATACCTGATACAGATACTGTTTCATCTGCGCCTTCTCCCCAATCAGCTTGATTCCAACTTAATCTTCCCCAACCTCTTTCATTAAATTCTTCTGGACTACCTAATGAAATAGTTGCTGATAGTCCTGAAAGCGTAACAACTGGATCAAAACTTTCGCCCCATGGTTCTTCACTCCAAAAGTCTCTACCCCAACCTGTGTTTGATCCTGATACTACTTCACCTATAGAAAAAGTTGCTGATAGTCCTGTTGGAAAAACTATTTCGTCAGTGGCTTTTCCCCATGAACCACCAGTATTCCAAGCGTCTGCACCCCAACCACTTGTTATAGCGTCAGTTGTCCCCCAACGTCCGGTGCTCCAGGTTGTGCCTGACTCGTTCCAAGAATTGGCCATAAGGAGCTCCTCCTTATGCTATACGGATTATTGCGTTAGATGCGTCTGCTGCAGGGAATTGAATTGTAAAAGTTCCAGAAGAAACTGTTTTGTCACCACCAAAAGCGATAACTGCAACAGCTTTATCAGATTGAGTATCATTATATATTAATGCACCGTTTGCTGTAAAAGATGCAGAAGTATAACTAACATCTGAAAAATCACAAACTGCAGTTGTTCCATCAAGAGCTGGAGTAACACTTGTAAGAGTTGCTCCTCCTGCTGAGTATGAGGACCCAGATGTGTTACTAATCTCATTCGATGTTGAATACGCTGTTGTGGAAGCTCCTAAAGATGCATCACTTGTAAATAAAGCTATTTTAAAAGTGTTTCCACTTGATGCTGTAAAATTGTGTGTGCCAACTAAAATTTCTTGTTTAAAACTTGAACAAATTGCCGATGATATTGCCATAATTTAATCTCCTACGGGTTTGCTGAGTTTACTGGTATACGAACAGTGCCATCAGTGTAGTCATCTCTTCGTCTTCTTCCAACTTGCTCATTAGCAAACTTTTGTACTTCTTGTTTATATTTATTTTCATATAATGTCAACATATCTATCGGACCTTTTAAGAACCCATATACTTCTGATAAACAACAATATAATAGGCCATTTGGAAAGTTAAGACTAATGTAATTAGTGTCATTATTCTCTAATAATGCAGGAGCTGCATTATAATGCACTCTAAATTTGTAT